ATCAAAGTCTGCACCAGTAGTAGATGTAATGTTAATTGTTCTATCAGCGCCATCTCCACCGACACCTGCCATATCAATAACGTGACCTGGCAAGAACGCTTTAGTAATATTATCACCTGAAATAGTACCAAAAGCAATTTGACTCGTAGAGAGTGTTGTTGATGTTACTGCTGTTACAAGGAATGTATTAGCATGACTTGCAAACTTAATACGATCACCAACGTTAAATTTAGTATCTGCTCCTGTCAAGCCTGTTACAGTATTCGACATTGCTACCATTGAACCAGTGTCTAGCGTGGCAGAACTTGTCGCTTCGTCATTCAATACAACATGGAAGTTTGTTCTCGTATTAGTATCAGACAATACACCGGTACCAAATGGGAATCTGTCGTCTGGTGAACCGGTTGCAACACTAAACGTACCATCGACCGCAACGGTAACATCAAATTCTTTCAAGAATGTAAAATTAGTATCTAAATTACCTGTAGTATCTCTAATTGTTTTAATACTAGATACAGGTAGCTGATATACTGCTCTGTTAAAATCAACTTCAGACAACTGAGCGCTTCCGCTAGTTAGAACAATATCAGCAACAGCGTTAGCTTGAGATACCCCTGTATTGTCAATGTGTACTGATCTTACATTCGCTAATGTATTACTAGTAGTTTGTACATCGTAAAGGTAAAGATTATATCTTGCATCAGCAGAACCTTTAGTACCCGATACATAGTCAATAGCACGTACGCGCGCTGTACCAATTTCAGTACCTGTTCTAGCAGCTGACCCAGAAAATATATTATTAGATACAGCATGTGCTGCAGTACTTCTTAATGATACTTTATCATGCGTATTAACATCCCAAACACCAGCAGCTTGATTTACAACTACATAGTTGCCATAGTTTGGTGTTACCGCTACATCTTCAAGAGATTCAAATGTAGTTGCTTTAGAAATACTGACAGGTATTGTTTGAAGTATTTCGTAATCATATCCCTTAACAAAAGCTTTACCTGGCTCAACTTCTACAACAAGCTTGGTAGCAACACCACCATTGCCTGCTGTATATCGGCCTTGATTATTTGCTTGAGCAAGATGTTCTTTTAATCTTATATCTAACCCTTCAACGACAAAATTACCGCTCGTATCATAAGAGCGACGCGCTAGATGCTCGTTGACTTTAGAATACTCAGTTCTTATTCTGTTACTAACAAGAAAACCATTTTGAACACGAGTAAGCTCAACGAAACTAGTACCTGTATTTGCTGTAGGTGCATATTTAACTAGTGTTGGAGTAAGTTTTAATCGAGCAGCTCCTGGTGCAGCATAATTATAAGAACCGGAAGCAGGGTCTAGAAGTGTTGAGTCTTCATTATTAGTTATAATGCTTTCCTCAATATTCAAACCTATCTTATACGAGCTGTATGTATTATATTTACCAAGTATAATAGACTGCGCTGGTACACGAATAAAATGATCCTTGGCAAATACAACACCTTCAGAAATTGATACACGATGTGTAAGACCTGTTGCAGAGGATCCGGTAGCCACGTTAGCAGTAAAACCACCGGTATTAGCTGTAATTATTTCGTTAGCAGTAAAAACAGTATTACCAGAAGAATTTGCTACTCCTGTATTGATATAGTTTACATATAAAGTTTTAAGATCTGGTGTTGCAGCTTCAGAACCTGTATCAGAATCTATAACAACAGCTACAGTGTTAGATGTTGCACCTGTAATTTGAGTACCAACAAAATTATTTGCTGTTACTAAAACATTCGAGGAATCACTGTCTCGCAGTTTGACAAAATTTACAATTTCTATACTCGGCTCAACACCGGTTAAGATTGCACCTTCTTTAAATACATGTTCACCAAACCGGTCGATCTGATTTTGCAGTATAGTCTGCATCTGGGTCAATTCACGACCCTGAACTGCTAGACCGGGACGATATAGAATTCGATGATAGTTTTTACTTTCATCAAAATCGTCGTAATATGGGTCAACATTAAAATTTGTGTTTAATGTAACTGTGTTAGCTATAGCCATCTCTTATCTCGTTAATACTGCAAAGTTATTTTAATATCTTCTATTTGGTCAAATGTCCTTACTGAAACTACTCTATTTTCTAAGTATAAAACATCACCAACATAAGGCTTCAATTCACCGTAGGTTATCGACGTTACGTTACCAAAATAGCTCGATGTGTTACCTGTTATTCTTTCGTTTTGGAACGTACCATTAACTGCTATTACTTTAACATCACCTGTAGTATTAAGCGATGTGTTATTAGCAAAGTATACAACTCTTGCGGTTGCTCCAGACAATTCACCGGTTATCATTTCATCTCGCTCAAGCACGCCTGTCATATTTATGACGGACAATCTTGTTGTCTGATCATAAGCAATATCTTCAGCTAACGCTGAATTACTATTGAGAATCGGATTTTTCAAAAGTCCAATAACTCTAAAATCGTTATTGGAAGGTAAATTATTACCTTCCGTTCCACTAAGTCTTACACTTAATGTGAGATTGTGTGCAGATAGCTCATCAACCGGATCTGAACCATGTCCTCCTGGAGGCGACACATACGGTGTGGCTGTTGCACCGGATCCTCTAGAACCTGATATACTAACATTAGCATAAGAATAATTAGAACCACTATTAATTGTAGTTATACTTTTTATTTGACCTGATTCTATTGATGCATATGCTGATGCATCAGATCCATCGCCATTGACAGTTATTAAAGGACCTAGTGTATATGTACTACTTGTGTTAGGGGCGATATTAAAACCGCTGCTAAGTGTAAGTGTTCTTGTAGATCCAACATAACTAGATATTGTTCTAATTTGACCTACACCAAGACCTGAGGTTATAAAAAGAGTATCACCACTGTAGTAATTATCAACCGAGCTTGCACCGTTATCTAACACTAATACTGATGAGTTCGTAATACCTGCTATTGTATTAGATCTAGCCTGTATATAACCCGATCCATTTGATACTACATCTATAACTTCGATTGATCCATTTACTGCTGCCTGCTGTACATCCCATTGTGCACTACTGTCATCAGTGGTTAACCGCTTTATAGGCATATAGTACGGTGTCAAAAATTTTATAGCTTCAGCACCTGAAATCGTATACATAAACTTCCACCGATAACCATCTGCTGTATCGATTATCGATGTACTTGTACCTGTTGGCTCTACTGTTGAAGTAGCGCCCCTATTATTGAATATGCATTTATAGACGTTGTTGGTTGATGTTAATACATAGGGTTTTTTACCTACATCTACATCTAAATTTTCGAAATTATTATATTCATCATAAACAGTACCTGACGTCCAGTTTACTCTTTCAATTGAAAAAGTCATATCATTAGCAGTAATTTTTCTAACGCCTAGCATGTCTCGCCAGGGGCTATAATCAATATATGTTACTGATTCTGTGATTGACGGCGGTGTATCGCTGTTCGGCCATTCTTGTACTCTACCTATAAAAAGGTATAGATGATCAGGAGAAGCCTCAGTAAAAGCTTCTTTAAACTGCTCAGCATTATAGATTTTAAATCTTCTTGTAACTAAGGATGGCATTGTAAATCTCTAGAATTTTATCTATTTATTTATGTTTAAAGAACGTAAAAATATGGCTTACCGCTAACAATAACAAGGCTGCCATTACTACTATACGTAACATTAGCGGATACTGCTAGTGTATTTGCATCATCAATAGAAGATACAGTCAAGCTGAACTCTTCTCCTGCATCACTAAAGATAATCGTAGACCCGTTCGCTAATTGAGTAGTAAATGCAGTTCCTATACCATCAAATATTCTATTACCCGGTAAAGTATTGATTGTCAATGTATCGTATTCTGCAATTTGATCTGCAGATAGATCATCAATATCGTCAGCAAAAAAGTTACTTATCGTTCCAGCACCAACCAGTAAAACTTCAGCATTGCTTGGAACTACAGCAGTTGATGTTATAGTTATCGGATCGATATTATGTAGTGTTTCATGTACTCCTATACTCAGGGTGCTAGCCAGAGACTGTGGATCTACAGTCATATTAAGTTGTGGAGATTCAACACTCGAAGTAGATACAATAGATGATGGATCTACATTTAATACAAGTGTAGTTGTACCGAAATCTACGGTAGATGTTATTGAATCAGCTACGGCAAATTCAATTGAATAGTAAATATATGTATTTGCAGAAAACTGTATAGCAGCATTAGATTCAATTAACAAATCGCCAAATACATTGGTACCTGCAGGATGCAATAACTTTTTAACAATCGCACGGTATGTATTAACTGATTGTTTTGATCTTAATACATATGCAAACTGTTGATAATAATAATTATCTTGAAGTCTATTATTCCAAGATATAAACCCTCTGGTGTCAATATATTTGCCATTATAATTTATTGTACCACTGACTAATCCTGAACCCCTAGCATTTGTTGCTGTTCTTGTAGTGTTTACAATAGTTATATTTTCTGTTCTGTTATACAGTGAGCCACCATTATCAACAGAAACTGTCGACAAAGATCCTCCAACATTATTAGCAACTACTGTTGCATTAAACCCTTTAATACCACCAGCACCATCTGATATAAGCAAATCTGCTACTCTATCCTGTCTTACTGTTACAGTAGGTAGAATGGAGTAGTCAGAACCCCGACTTACAGCCGACATTGCGGTTATTGTACCAACAGTTGTATTTGAA